ATTTACTAGCAGCCGAACGGTCAATCTATCAGCAATACGGTATCGCAGTACTTGATTGGCGAGATGCACCGTTGGTAACGGCTGCTAACCATAGTCGGACGTTGGGAGACGGAATTGTTCACCCAACTGCTAAAACATACGTCAAAATGGGTGACCGGATTGCTAAGTTCATCAAGGACAATACAGCAACCCCACCAGCACCAGATCCAAAACCGGCACCCCAGCAAAACATTAAGCCTATTACTGCTACCGGGCAATTCATGTTCGAGATATACATGGATATTTACACGGATAGTGGTGTGCTCCATTACATGCATAATGCTGATCGGAATTTTTCACTGGATATTGAGTTCTCTCTGCCATTCGATAATACGAGCGACCGAAGCGTTGGCGAGATCACAATTTGGAATATGTCTCAGATTAGTTTCAATCGTATTCACGAAGGGAATAGAGTGGTTGTTAATGCTGGGTATCACGGAGATACAGGAATTGTCTTTGACGGGCAAATCTATAAAACCACCGTACCAACCAGAGAAGGTGGCGACTTGAATTACACATTGCGTGTGGTTGAAGGAACCGATTATCGAAAGCTGAAGCATGTGTCATTGACATTTGGTGAAGGTACCGACGCTACAACAATCATTAACAAGATTGTTCAGGTGTCGGGTATCAATCTAAACTTCGTGTCATTAGGACGCAATTACGTGTTTAAGGAAGGCTACACAGTAGACGGTTCGCCGTTTGATGCATTATCAGATGTAGCTGACCAAACGCGTTCAGCATTGTTTTATCGCCGTGGACAGTTAACGCTGCGGTGGTTATATGACGCAGAAGTTACCGGTAATTTCACGTTGGATAGTAAGTCGGGGCTAATTTCTTCACCAACAATGGAACGGCGTGATGATGATTGGATTGAGTCTGATGATGATGACGGTCAAGGACGCTATGAATACTCAGCTGACTCAATTCTGAATTACCGCATTACAACTGGTGAGCACGTTCATCTAGTGAGCGAGTTTGTTGATGTGTGGGCTGCCGTATTGAGCGGTGAGCACACCTTTGATGGTACAAACCCAACGACAACGTTGGAGTTAGGAGTTAAGTAATATGGCAACTACTGGTATGCGTCCCAAGAAGCGGGACAATGATGTTGCATTTTTTACCAAGGTTCTGCCGGATACGGTTAAGGCGCAATTGAATGTGGCACGTTTGGCCAAAGTAACCCGTTTATATGACGACAAGACGAAAGCAGAAGTTCAGCCTCTTGATAAGAAGTCGGATGGAAGCAGCCGGGCGCCGTTGATTGGTGTTCACGTCGGCAAGACGAAACGAGATGTTATTGAGGTTGGGGATGTAGTGGTTGTCTTATTTATGGACCGATCCATTGCCAACTTTGACGGGTCAAATAATGAATTTGAGCTATCAGCAAAGCGAATGCACGACTTGAACGACAGTTTCATTGTGGAGGTCTATTGATGAGAGATATTGCGTTAGATCAAGACGGAGCAATTGATTTTCATACGGTGGTAAGTGATACCAACGAAGTTATGCAGTCAATACGAATCATCCTTGAAACCAAGCTGGGAGAGATGGTTGAGGCACCTGAATTGGGCTTTGATAGGACGGATTTGTTAGAAAAGAATTTCAATTCACGGTATGCAGCTGAAGCTATTCGAGAGGCGCTAGAACAGGATAGGCGGGTGACGGTTACTAATGTTTCAGTGACAGCTGATTTTAATCACAGAATTGCCACAGCGCAGGTTGATATGTCCATTGACGGAGAAGCAAAAACAACGGAGGTAGCGTTAGATGTTGGATGATAACGGATTTACACGACCAAGCCAGTCAGAGCTGGTCAGCAATTTAACCGCTAAGTGGTTGGAACTTTTCGGCAGTGATTCGGACACCTCAGAGCACTCAGTTGCTGGGGTGTTTATTCGATTGCTGGCGTATTTTTTGAATTTACTCTATCAATTGGCAGAGGTTGTCTATAATTCGCAGTTTATCAGCACTGCTACTGGTGTCTCGTTAGAACGGCTGGCATCTAACTATGGGCTATATCGGAACCCGGCAACCCAAGCAATTGCAGAATTGAACTTTACCGGAACACCAGGCTTTGTCATTCAAGCTGGTGCGTTGTTTAAGACTGCTGACGGTTTGCAATTTCAGTTAGCAGCAAACGTCATTTTATCAAGCGCCGGAACGGGCTCTGAATATGCGTACGCGGTTGATACGGGGGCTCAATATAATGTTGCACAAGACGCAATTAAGTATCAGGTAGAGCCGACTAGCGATATTTTCACAGTCGGAAACAAGGCGGTTAATAATGGGGCTGACCCAGAAACTGACAAAGAACTAGCAAATCGGATCCGTATTGCGAATGATACACGCCCATCAAGCCCAGAGAACGGTATTATCTCTGCTGTAATGGCGGTACCAAGTGTTAAGACTGTTCAAGTCGTTCAGAACAACACTATGGAAGTTGATCAATACAATAACCCGCCTAAAACTATCCACGTATACGTTGATGGTGGGGATGAGACTAAGGTGGCAGACGCATTGTTTAATTCGGTCTCAGCAGGTGTTCAGACAGTTGGAACCATTCAGAAGAAAATGACTGACAGTGCCGGATTTAGTGGCAATATCATTGCTTTTGATTTTGCGCAAAAGGACACGCTATTCGTGAATATCAGTGCCACAACCAACTTGAATTTTGAAACAACCGGTGTTCAACAAATTCGAGATGCAGTTAATTCGTATCTATCAACTGTGCCAATGGGTGGGATTGTGCGGTTCTCGTATCTGTACAAGTACATCTATGACAACGTGAATGGAATTGATGTTGCAACGGTCATAATCGGTTTATCCGAGGCAGAATTAGCCGCTAAAGATGTTCAATTGGCGCAATTCGCAGTAGCAATAACAAGTGCGGAAAGTATGGTGGTGACGACGAATGAATGATTTTAAAGAGACGTTCCTATCGAAGCTACCAAGCCCTATCGACCGTTATGCAAGTAAGACAGTGGCGTTTGCGGAGTGGTTGCAGGGAATTTTTACTCCAATTACCGATTTGTTCAAAACTATTGTCTCTTTTCGTGAGATTAATAATGCGGGTGGCAAGGCGTTGGACCGCATTGGTGACCAGTTCAATCAACAACGTGGTGAGGCAGATGATGATTTTTATCGCATCATGATCCGTTCTAAGCAGGCGACTAATACAGGTATCACCACTGTCAATGGCTTGCTCGACGTTATATCAAGGTCGCTAAACATCAGCAAGGCTGGCATCACAATTGAGCCTTTGCGTCGTTATGTTGACGGTAAGTTAAACGAAGGCGAACCATTAACATTAAAAATCAGCAATATTCCGCTTGAATGGGCCCGTTCTGACTTCGAACAGAATTATATATTGGATCGTATTAAAAACAGTGTGGCGGCCGGGGTTCGGGTTGATGAGGTTAGCTTCGTTGATAGTTCAAGCACTACGCTCAATATACGGGGTATTGCATCATCAACTTTGACTTATGAAATCGTTGGGGAGGAAGAGAATGGCTAATAAATTTACGAATTTCATCTTCACTACAGAAGGTAAGGACACCATTACACAGGTGTTGGCAGCGAAGAAAGTTGCCGCGAATGCACAGTTATCCATCAATACTGTATACACGTTCGCAACCAAGCTGAGCACGTCGTTGGTCTATACGCAGATTAGCTCACTTGGCCCAAAGCAGACTAAACCAGTTGGAACAGTGACGCCGCAAGATAATGACACAGTTGAGATGCGTATTCAATTGGATAATGCTGATTTAACAACTGGATATAACTTGCAAGGTGTCGCAATTGTTGGTCAGTATAACGGGAACAATTTCGTTCTTGGATACATCAATTCGAATGAAACAACTAATATTCCGCCTTATGACGGTACCCAGGTACAAACGGTGGCATTGGATGTTTCTTTCGCAATTTCAGACAGCAATATTGTGACGATTAACACCCAAACGGCGGGTATGTTGACGGTTGATGATTACAATGCACTGGTTAAGTTGCTCGAAACACGAGTGGCGCCGTTGGCAGTTGATTCTACAGTGGTTCATCTGACAGGTAGTGAAGTTGTTACTGGCATTAAGCAGTTCACTGAAAGAATTGTCGGTTCTGTGACGGGTAACGCTCAAACTGCTGATTATCTTAATGTGCACAATTTAACTGCTGATATTAGCTTAGATACCTTGTCGGATAATGGAAGCTATCTGTCTAAATCAAATACAAAGGTGACGACTGGTAAGCCTAGTGGGACGTCTGAGCTATATACGTTGATTGTTGCGGGCACTATGCAATTGTTTAACGACATGAGCAATGACGCTCTCTATGTACGCAATCGAATTGATAGCAAGACCATGACGTCATGGAAGAAGATTGTTGAAGATGTGGATCAGACTTTAAATGCTAAATACAACTATGCGCAACTGCCAACTGTAAACGGTTCTGGTGTTGCATTGCAATCTGATTTGGCAGCGGAAAC